TGGCAATGTCGGCAGTTAGCGGGCTGGTAGTTGATCCGTTGACTGGGGGCATGTGGCGGATGCCGGAATCGTCGTCGGTATCCATGCAACAAAAAACCCCGCACTAGGCGGGGTTTTCTTATTGCGCCACCGATTAAGCGGTGACTGTAACGGTGCAAGTATCGCTTTCACTCAGGTCACTAACCGAGGTCGCAGTGATAACGACAGTACCAGCAGCAACGCCAGTAACAACGCCAGAACTGGAAACGGTAGCGGTTGCAGGGGTAGCGCTAGCCCAAGTGACGGCCTGCACAGCAGACAACGGCTGTACGGTGGCAAGCAGGTTGGTAGTGTTGCCGACTGCGACGGTAGCGGTTGCAGGCGACACGGTAACGCCGGTCACTGGTACGGGGGTAAGGCTGGTGATGATGCTTGGCAAGCCAGCGCCGCGACCTGTAGCCGATGCTGTGATCGAGTAAGTTGCTGCGTCGTCAAGCGGGTACTCTTCATCGAAGGCAGTCAGCACGCAAAAAGCAATGGTGGTTTTGATGGGGCCGGTAAGCCTCACCCAGACGTATGGCTGGTCTTCGTTATCGAAGTGATTGGACATCATCATTTGGTTTGATGTGGTGCCATCGTCTGGAACGGTGATGCCGTCAGCCGAAAGCTCAAACGTCTTAAACGTGGTTAGGGTTTCGCGGACATTACCAGCAGAGTCGTCGGTAGTTACATCGATGGTGTCAGCGGCACGACTGACGGACTTGTTCTTGCAGCCGCCCAAAGGCAGCCAAGAAAGGGTTTCGACGTCAACATCGCCACATGCTAAAGCGAACTCAAGGAGTACCCGAGAGCCTACAAATTTGGAACCTGCGCAGTTAAGGGCCATGTAGGCGCCTCCTTAGATAATCATTTCAAAGTTCATTTCGTACCAAGGGCGTCCGGCTTCTGTGTAGTACGGCCCCTGAATACTTCCAATGGGTCGAATATTTGTAACACATCCACTAAACGGGTTTTCAATGGCTGAATTAAGTATACCATCCGCGAAAAGTTCGACCGCTGGCGTCTCTCCCTTGTCGCGCCCGCCATGAGTGCCAGCCACGATTAAGCGAATCTGCGGATATTGCACAACGCCTGCAACTGGTGCGCGCCCCGAGTTAATCCACACGGCGACGTACTTTTTCCCACTGTTAACGGACGACTCAACCCACATGCCGCGACTCATTGAATAGCCGGACGTATCGACGTACTGTTGCAGCCAGTCAAGGAATAGCGTGGTTGGCGTCATACTGCCATCGTCCGAATGACTACTGCGTCAATTGCTGCCTTGGTCATTTCAAAGCCCTTTTTGAGAAATTCAGGTTCAGCCGCTGGGTCCCAAAAGTTGCCACGGCTGCCGTCGTTAGGATCGCGGGCTTGGCCTTTTAGTGTGCCTTTCGCGTCATGCACTGCGGCTGCGTATGCTGCTGTATAGCCCATCTGGCCGTTGATCTTAGTGCCGACTTTGCGCACGATGCGGAACTGACTGTTGATCAGATTAGACGTATCAACGGGCGTCATAGTCGCCGCCATGCCGCCGCCAATGATTAGCGCCTCGGTTACTGCGCGCTCGGCTTTAGGCCCGCTAATATCACCCATGATTCGGGTGATACGGTTGCGGACTTGTTTTACGCCCCGGGCTGGCATGCTACATCGTCTCCAAGTCAAACTCTGCATCGTAGCCAAGTGCGCCCATGCCATGATAAGCAACTTTGCGAATCTCTGCGGCTTGCGCTATATCCCATGCAACCTCCGTAGTGTCGCCCGTAGCGATTCTGTCTAGGAACTTAGGCCGATTGTCGCCAGTATAGTAAACGTCCCGCGTAACGAACTCTGCGCCGTCTTGGTCGCGCGATTGACGGGATGCGCCCTCACGCCCGCATGCAATCAGATATGGCGTGCCGTAAGTGACGCCGCCGTTCCAGTCGTCAACGCCGGTATATGGATATATTGTGGCTAGCTCGGTAAAATACCATGCGGACATTAGGGCCATTAGCCGCACCCACCCTTAGATACCCACAACCCAGCGCTAGCCCCAGGCTCTGGCGGCACAATCGAATCAGTGCAGCCGGCCAAGTCAAGCGTGCTCAGGAGAGCGCGTAACGAACGATAACGGTCTGCAAAGCCACCATACCGGAAAGACTGCGAAGCCCCGCTAGGCGCGCTTTGGCTGCTGATCTGACGGTCTGCGTTGACGTACCCGAACAATCCAAGCGCATACATGTAGATCAGCAATTGAGTCGATGCCGGATAACCTGCGCCATCAAGGCACGGCTGAATAACTGCCACCGTATCAAGCCATGCTTGCAGCATAAAGTCTGGCGCAAGTGGCACGCCGATAGATAACAGATATTCTTTTAGCTCTTCAAGGCTTGGCATGTTTTAGTTCCGTGTTAGCGGTGCATCTAGAGGGCCAGAATACCACGATATATACGCGGCAATATCTTGGGCGCTTAGCATCGTTTGGCGCAACAGGTACGCGGTGTTTGGTTTAAATATGCGTTCTGCGGTAAGCGCGCGCAATGAACCGCCGCGTGTATTGCCGGTGCCGCCACTGATCAGGAAGTCATCCGCGAACGCTTTAACGCCGGTCGCGGTAACGGTTGGCGCGGACAGAACTACCACATCGCTTGCAACTGGATTGATTCGCGACAGATTGTAATAGGGATCGGGCGTGCCGCCTGTATATGTAGGCGCCTCGAATATTTCAGGGGTAATACCGTCGCCGGTATAGTTAAGCAGTCGGGATTTAAGAATCAGCGGATAGTCGCCGGTAACAATAACGCTATCCAGTACGGCACCGCTAGTAAGCCCGGTAACGCGGCGGCTGGCCTCATACATCATGCCGCGCTTTGCGTTCACTTCGATATTCGACTGAGTGACTAGCGCCGCCTCGCCTGTAAACGCGCCGCCAGGGATTAGCGCAATCGGGTTATCACCGCGCCAAATAGTTAGGTCATAAGTCGTATAGCCAGTGACGCCGGAAAGGTCTAGGCGCACCCGCGAAGCAGGCCCATTAAAGCGCCACTCGTCATAGTCAAACGCGTAAATCTGTTGCCAGTCGTCGCCCGTCTCATAGATAGAAGACAGCAGCAGCGCGCGACCGGGCGGATATACCTGCGCGCCCTCCCCGTCAAAGTACCGCACGCGAGCAACCGCGCCATCCCAGTCGAGGGACATTGGCGGGCTTATCGTTTGCCCAGTCGTGATGCGGTAGCGTTGGGCCATGGCGGGGCGTCCTGAGAAATATGTCGTGTGGGTATTGTAACAGGTGGCGGGGTGGGGTATGGTTGCTAGACAACCAATATTGGAGGCTATCATGGCAGAAGAAATAAAATGGGCGGTAATCAGCGGCGACTCTGATATTCTTGAGTATACGGTTGCCGACAGTCCGTCTAAGTCCATTGAGAGGCTTGAGCGCCAAATGGGCGATGAGAGGTCGCTTAAAAGCCTTTTCGTTAATAGCGGGTTCTCTATCGCCATTGTCTCCACCGTCACCACGTCAACCATTATCAGATCAGGCGACCAAAGAGGCGACTAACAAACAAAAAACCCCGCCTAATCAGCGGGGTTTTCTTTACTCTTCTTTTCGTGGCCTACCCCTAACAGGCGTTGCCACTTCCATTACCATTTCTGGTAGTTTGCGCACATGAGGCACAAGCGATGGATGCAGGTTATCAGTTTCGATAACGTCGCCCGCTTTTACCGTGAAAGACCACGGCTTGATCACTTCGTATTTAGCCATTTCGCGTTTTTCCTCAGATTGTCAATTGCCCACATCGGGCGAAGATTACACAAAGAGTTTATCACTTTGGGGTCAGTTATTCCTTGCTTGACGAATGCGTTAACTGGCTTTGTGTGGTCAATGTGCCATTGGCCGTAGTTAGCCCATGACATGCCTGGCTTAAAATTTAGCTCTAGGCGCTGCTTTAGTTGGTTCTCGTCATATCCTAGAATATGTATTCTTTTAGATGATTTTTCCCTTCCTATCCTAGAAAGCAAGCAGTGAATCATTGACCTTGCAGCTACTGCCCATGGTTTTCTTGCTTTATACGCAAGGCTAGCAAGATTCTTCTTTATCCGCCCTGATGGGCTAGTCCTCCATGCTTTGTTTATCGCTGATACCTTTTCCTTGTTTGCGTCAGCCCACGACCTTTTCGATTCATTTACTTTTTCTCTGTTTTTAAGTCGGTACGCCCGCTTTTTTGCAGCTAGCGATACAAGGTTGCGCGAGTCCCTGTCTTTTCTTTTTTCTTTTCCGCCCCCGTCATGATGGTATTGACTGGCTGCGGCCTTTTTATCTGCTGCGTTTTCTGAATACCGATCACTAATGCACTGCCAGCACTGCTTGGTCGAGTTATACCTTTTTGTTACATGTCCTCTTTTGCAGGGTATGCCGGTAAAGTAAAACTTTTCAGAGTCCATGCGCTTATCTCTTGTCCGTCTTTTATTAATCATAACACAAAAAAGGGGCCGAAGCCCCTTGGTTGTTGTGGCGGTTTAGCTCAAAGCAGCTACGTAGAATACAGAACCACGGCCTGCCGAATCAGCCTTGATCTGCAAGCCCATGGCGCCCCAGATCTCGAACTGATAGTTACTGTGAGGCATCATGCGCGGCAGCGGCACGGTTGCAACAGCAGCACCAACGAGAGGGGTGATGGCGTCGCGGCTGCGGACATAACCGAAAAATTCGTTACCGGACATTTTGAAAGTGCGGCGGAACGAACGGATACGACCGTAACGAACGATGTAGTCCTCCAGAGTGCCCTCTTTGAAAGCAGCAGCGCCACTGTAAGGGGTTTGCAGTCGGCGCATGATCTCAGGCGATACCCATGCAACGTCAAGCTGTTGAACGTAGTTATCATCCAGATCTTTCGCGAAGTCACGAGTGAAGAACGTCATGATCTCGTCAGCGGTCGCGGTGGTCAGGTTGATGTTATAACCAGCCGCGCCAACGTTAACTTTCTTGGTGTTGCGGTGATTACGGATGCCTTGACCTGCAAAGCCGCCTGCCTTGATCTTAGCGTCGCCGTCGAGGACGTAATCAGCCATGTCGGACAGGATTTTTACCATCTTGCGGCGCTGGCTATCAAGAACCAAGTCTACGTTCTCGGAGTTCACGCCAGCCCAATGACGCCAGTTGACGCCATAGCCCCCCTGGAAGATTGGCACCGGATCGCCGTCGGTTTCGTAATCTACTTGATCGTAGCCGAACGGGGTTTGACCGTCCATGCTGCGCGCAACTTCGCCGGAAATGTCGGTGCCAACGGTATACAGCTTGGCGGTTTTGCCAATGTTGAGCGGGGTTGCAATGCCCATCAAGTCGGTCAGGAATTCGCGACCTTGGTCGTTGTCGCGGATCTCAATCGCCTGGTTATCCACTTCGCGCCAGAAATCGCGAGTCAAGATGCCGACTTCGTTCTTCTGGTAGGCGTTGACGTCCAGACTGCCGCCGTGGGCTGCAAGGATGTTTTTCTGGGCTTGGTTGTGGGTCACTCGGCGCTGCATCAGCTCCGAGTATTGGGCGGCGTGGTTATGGTTGCCCATGTGTTTCTGATCAAAAACGATCATCTAGTGATCTCCTTAAGCGAATCGAACGCGGACGAGTTGAGCGGCAGCGCCAACGGTCAACGCTTCTTGCGAGTGGGCAACGATAACGTCAGTACCCGGTACGCCAAGGCGCAATTGGCCGGAAGCGTTCGGAGTGAGCGGAGAATCCTTGACGAGCACGGTAGTAGCTGCAACCAACACGGCCAGTTCGCGGCCAGTCTCGGCATAATCAGCAACGCCGGTTTCGTCGGTATCAAGTGCGGTATCAGCGGTTTGGCATTGGATGTTGTCCACGCCTACGATGTACAGCTTCGCGTTTGCAGTGCCGTTGGTGGCGTATTTGGCGAACTTGCCAGAGCTGATAAAGACTACCGAGCCGGGCGCAGTGGAAGCCGCTACCAAGCGAGTCTCGGTAACGCTCTTGCCGTCCAAATTGATGCGGTTATAACGAGCCATTATTTATCACTCCCTGGCACGTAGCCGGCAAGTTCATCTTTTACCGCGTTACCTTGGAAGCCGCCAACAAGCGGGGCAGCAACAGAGCATCGGGCCACGGCGTCGTCCAGTGCGTCACCGGACAGACTGTTGGCGATAACTTCGCCCAGCTTTTCGGCTACTAGGGCGCGCTTAGCGGCAAGGCCGGATTCGGCGTTAGCGGCAATGGCTGCCTCTGCTTTAACTACCTGCGCTTTCAATGCAGCATTTTCGGCCTGTACAGATTCCAGCGATTGGTTAACAGCGCCAATTGCCTTGTCCACGATGGCCTGAACTTCTTCAGGGGTCATATCTTGTTCCTCGGGTTTAATTGCCTGTACAGGCTCGGTTTGTTTCGAGTTCCATTGTATCAAACTTTGAAGCCAGCCCTTTAAGCGGTTGACTTTCACCTCACTGTGCGCGGCTTCGTCTTCACATAGCTTCTTTACGGCCTCGTCAACTAGAGCTAGTTGCGCTTCTTCGTCTGGCAACTCGGAGTTAATAACCAACTGCTTATTGACTAGCATGCCCACGCCTTGGGCTGGTGTTGCGGCGCCTTCCTGATTGATTAGGATCGCGTCATGGTCGAACACCATTTTACGCGCCACCCATTCATGCCCGTCAGCGTTTGGCGTCATTTCGCGCTCTAGAAAAATGCCAGTGCTGGTGTGGATTGGGTCGCCTTTGTCGATGGCTTCCAATACAGCGCGCCCGCCTTCGCTATTCTTCGCGTATTCCACATCAAGCCACTTTTCAATGCTTACCCGATGCCCGTCCCGCTTTACGTTGCGGTTAAACGCGCCCACATGATAGGCGTTGATTGCTTCGGGTGCGCGGGCGCTGACGTACTGGCCCTCGACCTGCGGATGCCCGAGCGGGGCTAGCGTGCCTTCAAGCCCGGCGAAAGATGCGTCGATTTCCTCTTTAGGGTACATGCCGCCGTTCATTACTACCCCATCGGGAAGCGTGAAACTAGGCACAACAATATGTTCGCGCCCGTTGTATTGCTCGCGCCGGATTGCCTTTGCGTTAACGGCGGTGCGGATGTTTACGCGGATTTGTTCCATCTGTTCTGGCCTCGCTATAGATGACATATTGTACCAGACACAAAAAAGCCACCGGGTTAGGGTGGCTTGTTGGTGTGGGGAGGTTATGGGCGGGAGTGCCACTTGATGCTTTCAATATATGGCCAATCAATGGCGAGTTCTACCGGAAGCGATCCCATATAGCCAGAATCCTCAACATTAATAATTGCAGCCTTTTGACCTTTCTTGTAATCTCCATCATCTTCAACGAACTCGACAAGGTCGCCAATTTTCCAGTTTTCCCAATCAGACATTGAGTTATGGCTATCATCCGCGCTTTCAATCTGCGCATTAATCTGGCCAATCAACTCAAAACCCTCACTAGCCAGCGCCTCGGTATGCTTGGCAATGGCGCGCTGGCAATCCTCAATGATTGCTTGGCAGTGAATGATGGTGTCGCGGTGGGTGTATGGGGTCGGCGTGGCGGATGGCGTCATTTCTTCATTCTCATGTTGTGCTGGGGTGTGGATGCGGTATGCGATTACTTCTGCGCTATCTCCATCATGGCGCCAAAAGCTCAAGCCTTCGCCGCAATATGTCCTATTGCCATTTAATCCGCATTTGCTGCGCTTACGCACTTCACCGTCACGATGCTTGGTGTCGATTAGCGCGCCTTTTTCTACCGGACATTCCCCGCCACCCCAAGCAATCCACCCGCCGTTACGCTCGGCCTCCCACATTTCGCGGGTGACGATTGCGGTGGCGTGGTCGGTGGCGAGTTCGTAATAACTCCCGCCATGCACAACTTCTGCATTATCATTTGTCAGCCATTCGTCGTTGTTTCTGCTATCCCAGTCCGGGGTGCCGCTCCAAGCGTAAACAGCACCATCTGCGTCTTGCGCCATAACGGGCATATCGTCCGGCCACACATCCAGCTCTTTCGCTAAAATCTGTACAAGTTTCATAGCACGTACTCCTGATCTACCGGATCCCATAGCCCTGCACGCAATACCATCACTTGATTCTGATCAGTGATATCCAGGATTACACACGCGCCAGCGTCGGACGCGATGTAGTCGCCATCATTAATGATTTGGGTTGTCCAGAAATCACCGTCTTGCATTGATACCAAATACATGTAAAGCCCTCCGTTTCAAGTAGCCGCCACAATACCGCGTCGGAATCAGGCGCGCAAGCACTTTTGTTATACTTGGGGCACGATTCTTGAGGCCCACAAAATGACCGACATGACCCCAGCCCTGCAAATGGCGCTCAACTCCGCACTAAGCGAGCGCGCGGCTGTTCGGTCGCGGCAATCTTTGATGAGTGGAGGCATTGACAACAAGCGCGGACGTTGCGCGTGGGAAAGCTACGGATACAAGGATGATCTATGCTTTGCTGACTATTACAAGCTTTTTACGCGCGGCGGAGTGGCTCACGGCGCGGTAATGCGGCTTGTGGAGAAGTGCTGGGCGACAGACCCGATCATCATTGAAGGCGCCCCAGAGACGAAAGCTGAAGCGCCTACCGCATGGGAAAAGCAGTTCAACAAGCTAGCAAAGCGTATCAGGCTTTGGGAGAAATTCCGCGAAGCCGACATGCGCCGCCTAGTTGGCAACTATTCATGCATTATTATGCAGATTTCCGATAATAAAGCATGGGATCAGCCCGTAAGCCGGGCCAGCGAAAAACAACTCAAAAAACTTATCGTCGCATGGCAAGGCCAGATTGAACCGGCCTCATGGCATGACGATCCGACTGCTGAAAACTTTGGCGAAGTCAAAGAATGGATGTATCAGGAAATCGCTGTAAACGACGGCGCGCCTAACCAGAATGGCCGGTCTGTGACTATTCACCCTGACCGCGTTTTAGTGGTTGGCGACGTTCGCGACGGTATTCCGTTTCTTAAGGCAGGCTTTAACGCTGCTGTAAACATGGAAAAAATCCTTGGCGGCAGCGGTGAAAGCTTTCTCAAAAACTCTAGCAGGCAGTTGCACATAGGTTTTAAGGAAGGCGTAGACCTTGGCGCCATTGCGCGCAATGCTGGCGTGCCGGTAAGCGACTTGCATGAGGTATTTGACGATGCAATTAAGTCGGCAAACGATGGCAATGATTCGGGCATTATTACCCAAGGCGCAGACGTTACAACCCTTGTAGCTAACGTGCCTGACCCTGAGCCGCACTTTAGCGTATCCCTTCAAGACTTTTCGGCATCAGTCCGCATGCCTACAAAGATCGTCGTGGGTAGTCAAACAGGGGAGCGCGCATCTAGCGGAGACCTGGAAGACTTTAACAAGCGCGGGCAGGGGCGAAGAGTCAATGAACTGTCTTGCGATATCGAGTCCGCTCTATATCAAATGACGCGACTTGGCATGCTGCTAGACCTCGAAAGCTCGGTAGTATGGGACGACTTGACCGAGTCAACGCTAGAAATGAAACTCGAAAGCGTAGCCAAAATGGTTGAAGCAAACCAGAAGATGTTGGCGTCTGGCGGATTGGTGTTCTCTGTAAGCGAGATGCGCGAGGTTGCGGGGTATGAGGCTATCGCGCCGATTGAGCCGATGGGCGAGGACTTGCCTGATGATGATCCGTTAGCGGATGAGGTGGCGGAATGAAGAAACAGCCCTATTAAGGGCCGTTTTTTTACTCGTAAACTACTACCGTGGTCGTCACTTCTTTTTCTGTTCGCTTTAGCCCTTCTTTTTCAATTGAGATGTTATCGCGCCCCCAGTCATAATCTTGATTTGCCGTGACTAGCGCGTACGTGTCATCTTCGGCCTTGTGGATGTAAAAGCTAGCCATTGCGGCTCGTTTGTGAACCTCCTCTTCGTAATCGTGTTCGGTGTCACTGTCGTAGCCGTTCGCCTCGCACCACTCGTAAAACTTGGCGTTTGAATCCAGATAAACGCTCATCTATACATTCTCCATCTTTTTAAGGTTTTGCAGTGCGCCTCCATAAATAAACATGCTACAAATTAGCGACGAGGCCGCAAGAGATGGGTATCCCGCATAAACAAGGCCGCCAATTTGTGCAGCGGTAAGCGACCACATAATTACCGCAAATTGCGTGATTTTTAACCAGGAATCAACGCCAAGCTTTGACATCGCAAAAACACCAAGCCATCCGATAATATTGAAAACAAGCAATGCGTAAACCGCAAATTGCTGGGCAATAAACAAGCCAGAAAAAAGGCACGATGTAAGCGCTACAGAAACGCACCAAGACAATACTTTTTCTTTCATGATTAACTCCATTGATTGATTTCCCGTACAATCTACCAACACGCACCGCATACGGCAAGGTTTATTTATGGGCAGCCCGATTCTCCCCCGAAACATCCAAGACCCGCTAGGGCAAGACGCCCGCGAGCGGAAAGCAATGGCCGATTTTCGGGTACGCCTACGCAACATCCAGCGCGGCACGTTACGCATACTGAACGCAATACCGTATCAGGTGGTAACGATCAACGCGATGCAACACAACTCAACCACATACCGTTTCGAGCTGGACGAAACCGTGTTGGCGCGCATGAATGAGGAAATCGGTCTGCTCGTTGACTTTTTCTTGCTCGAAGGCGGGCCGCAAAACTTATGGTTCATGGAAAGCTACATTCGCCCGACATACCAGCAGGGTACGGCGCAATCAGTGGCGAATCTAAGCGTGCAATCTACAGCTTATGCGGTAACGCGCCCCACGCTTGAGTCGGTTCTACTGAGCGAGCCTTATCGTCGGCGTATCGGTCTCGTCCGTGCGCGCCAGTTCGAGAATATGAAAGGCTTTGCAGGATCATTAAAAGACGTGCTGGGCCGCACGCTAGCAGAAGGCATGGCAGCAGGCCTCAACCCGCGCACGGTCGCCAAGTCTATCATTGAGCGCACGGGGGTTAGCCTGTCTCGCGCAAACACAATCGCACGAACGGAGATACCTGGCGCGCTTAGAAAGGCGAGAATGGACGAAACAGAAGACGCACAAGAGCGCCTAGGAATCCAGACAATGGAAATGCACCTTAGCGCATTCAGTCCTACCACCCGCATAGATCACGCTAAGCGTTCTGGAACACTGCACACGATTCAGGATCAGCGCGAGTGGTGGTCTTTGAGCAAGAATGCCGTAAACTGCAAGTGCTCGACGATTAGCGTTCTTGTGGACGATGACGGCAAGCCGCTAACGCCACGAATCATTGACCGCGCTCTAGCCATCAAAGCCGAAAAGCTCAAGCCTAAATGATGATTACGCGGGCATTGCCAAGCTTGTCGCCATTGCGAAGGATGGTTACTTTGTCGCCAGGCTTGCCGTTAGCTTTAACGTATGCGCGAACATCGTCCAGAGTGTCGCAAACTGCGTGGTAGGTGCCTTGGCTGCTGCTGATATCTACGAGGTACATGGCGTTTTCTCCTTGGTGTGATTTGATATTAGGCCCGGATAAGCGGGCGCGCAAGGATTATTTTTCAGCACAACAAAAAGCCCCGGTTAAGGGGCTTTGTTTTAACTCCATATATCAATTATCAATCCAGTCGGAATGGCAGCAAGTCCGATCAATGTAAGACTGGAAGACAAAGAAAAAAGCACCTGCTGCCTAGGCGGGGTCTTGGCAATGTTTGCCATGAACAAGCCAAACAAGAACAGAACTAGGCCGGTCAGTGCGATATTAAGCCCCATCATTTGCCATCCTGTTTTGTGAGCATCCCCGCATCGTAAAGCATGCCCAGCAATACAGTGAACGGATAGGCCTCGTCAGCTTTAAACAATGCACGCGCCTTTTCGATAGCCTTCTCCCGCGCCTCTGCTGCTAGTTGTTCTGGGGTTGGTAGCGGGCGGAACTGCGGTACATCCTGGCGACTGCCCAGCATGCACGGCTCGGCAGATTCGTACTCGCCTTTGCGTGGCCCGGACGTAAACCTAAACACAGCCATGCCTTCGTCGTGAGCCAAAATCTTGCAAGTCACATAGACTTTATTGCCGCTATCCCATGACGTATCACACACCGCCCCAACCGGAGGCCGGCCGGCGCCGGTCCATTCAACGCGCGTTACCCTGTCGCCTCTGACGGCCAGAGACTCAATGCCCCATGCAGGGTTTACGCTCAATGACTCAAGCATATATTCAGCTCCTCCGATGATCATCGTCTGACGGTTGTGGTATGCCACGGCAAGAGATGCCATCGTTTCTTCGTCATTTGTTTCGATATTGATCATTCCGCCACCTCCTGCGTCAAACACTGCAACTTCCCAATCCGATCAAGCAGCAGGTTAACGCGTACCTGGCTGTCGGCGCGTTCTTTTTGGATTTCGGCTTCGAGGGCTTCGATAGCCGCCGCAGTGGTATCGATTTCCGGTACGTCGATTTCGATAACAGTCGAGCCGAGAGAAACTGCATTCTCGAAGCATTGCGATCCGGCAAGATTGCTCTGCGCGAGCCAGGTAACGCCTGAGTCAAAGCCGTCGATGTTCTTGTGCATCCAAAGTGTAAATTTCTGCATTGCCATTTTGTATCCCCTTATCGACGGTAAGCGTCTTTCAGCTCATATTGCAACGATTCGACCTGCGATTCAAGCTGTTTTATGCGGTTGTCCGTAATAGTTGCGCCCATTAGGTCGCAAAGCGGCTTGAGCGCGTCTGTGTAGCTGGCAAGAGTGATCAGGTGGTCATTACCGTAGCCGTCGCCAACCCAGACCAATCCATTGCCGACTGGCACGTATTTGCCGGCGATCATGTTACGGATGCATCCTTCTACGCGATAGCTGATATTGCTTTCGGTGTCGCTAACAACGTGCGGCAGGTATTCGCTATATAGCTCGGACATAATGCCGTTGATGACTTCTCCGGCCTTGTCTTTCAGTTCGACCATAGCGGCGGTCAGTATCTTTTCGCGGATTTCTTCGTTGGTCATGTGTCGCCCTCCTAGTAAGTGAGGCCGATTGTGCATGCTGGCCTCGGGTGATGCAAGGGTTATTTATCCCCACTGCTCCGCAATTGCATTGGCGATTGATTGATATGTGCGGCTACGTTCTTTTTCACGATCCGGGCCTGGGCTTGCTGTGTGGCATGCGGCAATGATCGCGGGATAGTCTGTCTTTTTGTGAGTAGCTACCAGCGGCGGCAAGCCTTCAAGCCATAGCGCTGCGCCCTTGGTGTAAGGCTCGCCAAACATCCACGGCTGAACAATCTGCGTATAGCGCCCAATATGCTGCATAGCTAGCCCGTGCGGTTGCGAGTTCTCTAGGCACTTCTTGGCGATTGGTGCATTCATCAGCGCGTTGAAAAACCGGACGCCTTTTAGAAAATCGGCCATGCGGTTCGGGTATTGGGGGTGACGCCTGCGCTGATCTGGCGGCAGATGCGTGTCTTCCGGGTGGTACATCCAGCGGATGCCGGCGAGCGTGTTGAACGTGCAGTAAGGGTGCGCAATGAGCATATCCCAATGCTCACCATAAGCCGCCTCGATTGCGTCACCCCTGATGTGCCACATTGGATTGCCTTCGCACGGCCTCAGATCGCAAGACCATGCGTCGTGCCCTTTGGCCTGAAAAGCGTCACGCACTCTGCCGGAATACTCGCAAGCAACTAGAATCTTCATATACGCCCCTGATAATGTCAGGACATTATGCCGGGAATCGGATTAGGCGCAACAACTATTTGCACGCTAACACTTGGGCGGTTAGCGTGCGGAGGGAGGTTAGCGGCGCATCCTGCGCGGCAGCATGATTCCGCCGCCTGCCTGTTTCTCGATCAGCATCTCTGCCAGAGCATCAAACATCGGATCGAGCTGATCGTCGAATTTATGCGAATCATCCGCGCTAAAGTCGGCAGCCTCGGCCAAGAACGGCATAACCCAGTCAACACGGGCTAGCTCTTTGCCGTTCGCGTCTTTGATCCGCACAATCTTTTCGCCTTCCTCTGTGTGCGTAGCTGGCACGGATACGCGCCCATTCTTGATGTAGCTCTGCACGTCAAGGCAGCGGCTAACCTTGCCCGCTTCTGGGCCTCTAGGGATAGCCTTTATGGGTATGTGCTTCTTGTTCGTCAGCGTCTGGATTAGGCCTGTCCCGCTGGCCTTGTCCTCAATGGCCATGTGCCTAAGCTGTCCCATGCACGGGCTATCCCATGACGACCATTCCGCCCACTTTCGCTGGGCTGTGGTGATCAGCTCGTCCGCGTCCCACTTGCCGCGCTCTAGGTCGATCAGGTAGGCATTGCCGTCCGTGCCCATGCCCCACAACTCGAAAACCGAGTAGTCGTTAAGCTCGCCTTTCTTCTGCGCGGTATCCGCATAGACCGCGCGCCATTCAAGTGGCGGCAACTGCTCGTAACGCTCAAACCATCCAGAGTCAATCAGCCCGCCTGTAAGCGATTGCGGGGCCTGCATGTACTGGCTTAGAAATGTGTACTCGTCGCGCTCCCATAGCGACACTAGGTCGCCAACGTGCTCCATTTGCGGCCAATATGACCAATAGCGCACGCCGCCTTTGTCGATGTAGTCCGTATCTTTTACGGTATCCCAGCACAGCGAGCGCCACGGCTCTGGCAGTGTCGCTATATAGGCTTCTGTGACTAGCGCGGGGATGGCGATATGCGAGAAGTCCACGCCCATACCGCCCGCCAACATAAAACCGGTAGCGTCATAGGTGTGTAGGCGCTGCTGAATTGACACGATGGGCGTCGGGTGGTCTTTCGACTTATCGCCGCGACGTGACCGCAGGGTGTTGGTCAGCAGTGCGTTGCTGGCTTCCCGCTTGATATTGGAAAGCATATCGCTAGGCTTGCCGTAATCGTCCAGCAGCAAGCACCCGGAAAAGTCGGGGCCGTAGTAGCCGGCGCGACCGCCTGTAATCTGTCCGCCCGCTGACTTGCTGATCGTCTGGCCGATACTGCGCCCGAGCTTGTCTACTAGCTCCCATTCCTCGGCTTGGTTGACGCCAAAGACAGACGGCCATAGCTCTTGGTATTCCGTAGACGCAATAATGTCCCGCGTGCGTCTAGAGTTGCGCTTGACTAGCGAGTCAGCATAGGAAACGTTAAGGTTTCGGAAACGCTTTAGCTTGCCAGCAGACACAAGGGAGTTGATATAGGCGGGCAAGTGGATCGAGAAGAACTCTGTCTTTGTGCCGCCAGGGGGGATATTGACAATCAGGTTGCGCGGCTTGAGCTTGCCGGTTATCAGGTTGTCAATGGCGTCCGCCATCATGCGGTGGTGCCAGTTAACTAAAAGCCGGTCGCCTTGTTGCAGCTCAAACCATATGCGCGTGAAGTTAAGAAAGGACTTTTCCGACTTGGCCTTGATTGCAAGGCGTTCGGCAAAGTCCATCTCTTCCCAGTCAAGAAGCCTAGTCGAGGTCATCGAGCTTAGACTCCAGCTCTTTCTGTGCGCGCTTGTAATCTTCCGGGCTGTAGTTGATGTGGGTCACGCTGCCAGTGTTTTCAATCTTCTCGCGCAACCCAAGGTCACGCGCAATCAAATTCACGTTTAGCAAATCTGCAGCCGCTAGCTCGAATTTTTGAGTGTATATGATGCTGTCAACCAACTCGCAAACCTCGCTAAACCCTTCGCGCTTGCGGTAGTTGGCCCAAGCGTCAACCGAGCAGCCCATGTGAATGCACAGCGCTTTGATGGTCATAGCGCGCGGCTTTTCTGTTTCGCCGTTGACGATCCCGCCGTTGAATTGAAAGATTTTCTTTTCGTAGATTGGATTCTCACGCACCCACTCGAAATACTCACAGCAACGCGCGTACATTTCATCGGGCGTCGAGAATATCGGAGGATGGCGCGGGTTAGTTGGTTGCCAGAATGTCATTAATCCTCCGAAAGGTAGCAGAACTTGCCATCAGGCGAAACAAAAGCGCCGGGAGACGTGCCTGTATCGGGGTCGCGGCAAACCGCCAAGCCGATAGGGTGCAGGATTTCCCGATTGATTCGCTCAATAAGCCCGCGCTTGCTTAGTTCGTTCCAGTCAATAAAATCCATCGGTTGGCCACTCATTGTTTTAGTAGTCATCACTCAACCTTCTTAGAAATAAACCGAAAGGCAAACTCGCGGAACTTAATCACGCCAACAAATCCGACGCTAGAACCGAGGAACACGCCAATGCTGGTGGGCATCCCGAAATAACCCGCCGCTGAATAAAGGCCGACTGCGATGCAACCGCACAGCAGCCCTTCAAGACTAATGCGCTGCCAACTCGTCTCTGAGCGGTCGTAGACTACGCGGACGGTCGCCGTGATGATTGCTGCGATAAGCGCCTGGGCTTCACCCGGCATTGACACCAGCAGGGTAAACCAGTTGTTAGGATTATCGGGCATCTTCATAGGCTTCTTTTGTCAGCGGCTAGGGGTTGGTATGGGGTTAATCATAACATGGTGCGGATGCGCCCTTCGTCCTAGGGCTGGGGACGCCTGATAACACAAATCGCAGGCAAAGAAAAGCCCTCGCTAGGAGGGCTGCCATACATTCCAGCCTGTTAGATTTCAGCGTTGAGACGCTCGATTTCTGCATTCATTGCTGCACAAACCTTATCGGCGCGGGTGCGATTAAGCCCGAACTCTGCAACCACTTCGCCGCGAACTCCGCAAATAACAACCTGATCATTTTTGGTGGTTACGCATGCTTTAGGGGTTTTCATGTTGTGAGTGATCATTTCGACTTGCTCCGGGTTATTCGCTTCGATGGATTGAATATAGGCTAAGGCCGGTGCCTGTGCAAGGATTATTTTCGATCATGCAATAAAAAACCCCTCCGCGCGCTATCAGGATCACTGAATCACGCGAGAGGGGTCGTGTTTAACTAGTTGCTCCGTGTGCCGTGTTAACCCGAGACTAGCCCGAGCAAGGAACGGTAGCGCCGAAGACTTTACGGGGCGTCCCCCGATTTCTGTGCCAAGCCCTTTCGGGGTATTCAGCGGCACAACTTCACTGAATTAGGTGCCCGTCCTTGGGGCTGGAGGTAAATGGTGCAGGCTGTGCCGGCGAGGCAATCATGCGTAACTACATACGCTTATCGTCCCCGTAAGTCGTGGCCCGGTCTTTCGATAACAAGCGTCTCACTCGGTGCGGCGAACCTGCATGCTATCCGCCTGAGTTCCTGCATGCTGCGACTTGCTATCTGGCCTGCATTCGGCTGGTGACTGGCTGCCGCGGTTGCATTTAACTAAATGACTGATCCATAAGACCCCCATCAATTAGCACGCAATCACCATGCGAATAAAAGCGCCGCGCTATTCACGGCAGTCATCTGGCCCTTTCTCCATCATGTCGCGCCTGTATTTTATCGCCCAACTATTTGCGCGCTTCCGGGCTTGTGTTGATTGGCTTGGAGTCGAACCAAGCTAGTGAGTCGCTTCTACTTGCTACCGTGTAAACCCTGTAGCTTTGAGGTTGCAACCTCTCAGCGTGATCTACGACAGCGCGACTCGGGCATTGTCGGCACCTACCCTTGAACCGCCTACAATCTCCACACCGCAGATAATACCAGAATCCGCGCGCCCGTCAACCTCGGCGCATTAAATATATAAAATCCTGCAAATCTTCACATTTTTATGCAGATTTCCGCACGGGTATAAGGAAAATCTTCATTGCCGGCCGAATCCGCATATTTTCCTTCACTTCATGCGGATAAAAAATGCCCGCACAATGGCGGGCTAACTGAGGGCACTACAGGAGGTTTCAGTTATTGTAACTTAGTGTAGAGCGGCGCGCAACGGACCATGTGCGCGATGGTCAGCTCCCTTGCTTCCCAGCGATCAATAAACTGCTTAATGGCCTGTCGCGCCTCTTTCGCAGGCTGACTACCTAGAAGCTTAGTCTTCTCTTTCAGGTAGCGACGATAACCGATCTCTGTAAGTCGCGTGGCTGCCAGGTAGTCGATGTGCTGAAGTTCTTCGGCGTTCATTCTTCCTTATCCTCGCGCTTCTCCAGAATCCAAAACAGCGCATCAATTAACAGAGACGGCAGCCAAAACAGGCACCACAATAGCCATGCAATAACGACTGACTTCCAGTTGTCAGTCACGAACGCGCGGCATTCTTTGTCTAGGTGCAGCATTGTCCAGAATGAGAGCAGGCCGAGGGATAGGTAGATTAGGGTGTAGGTCATTTCAAATATCCTGGCTACATTGGTAGCGGCATTCGTCGCAGCAGCGGCAATATTCCTGGTCGTTGTTATCGTGTATCTCTTCTGCAAAGGGACACGAATGAAGTTCACTTTCTTCATCTCCCCCGCATTTGCATTCGCTCATTTCCCTAACTCCTCTCGATTCGCCAACCCACTGACCCACTCCAACCAATACCCCTGAACAGCCGGATACCAAGCCTGAATCGGGCCGGTAACGACGTAGCGCTGACTGCCTACAAGCTCGACAAGGCCGCTCTTGTAATGCAAAAGCATCCCAGGCTCGATTGTTTGCGGCTCGCCTTTAACCCAAGGGATCACAACGCCACCTTCCCCGGCAGCGTACACATCCGCCCGCCGATCATGTCAATAATGCCGCCGTCAATCAGTACAGCGCCAACCCAGAACCATACGGATATTCCGGTATCGACGACCTGCTGACGTGCGCCGGTTGTGATGGTATATCGCTCGCATTTGAACGAGCCAACAGCAGAATCAAGGCGCAGGACGGCAGGCGTAGTGCCTGTTGCCACTTGCTTGCCTGCGCGGTTAGCTACTGAGAACTCAACAGGCTGCGCGGACTTGAACGATACTGGCTGTACGCGCTCGGTCATTACGGTGGAGCAGCCGGAGAGAAGGGCGATTGCTGCGATTGCTAATAGGGTTTTCATTCGTCAGCCTCCAAAATGCCGCCACAATCTGGGCAGCGACCTTCGTATTCAAGGCGCACCGCCTCATCGGCAGAGCATGTAAATTCGCAGTCGCGACAGTGGCCGTCAGGATTACCGTAATCAGGTTCCATATTGTCCCAGCGGGCTTGGCCTGATTTCATTGCTGCTGCGTTTCGGGTTGTTAGGTTCATTTCCTCACCTCCATAAGTAGACAGCCCCGATATTAGTCGGGGCTTTTGGTTTGTGCAACAACTATCTGTAAAACTTTCCGCCAACGCAGTGAATAAGCGTCTCTTTCCCATTCGCATACAGCAGGTTATGCGTATGCGTCCACCCGCTCGGGCTGTCGGCGTTGTAGCCTAGATCCATTAGCGAGCTAGTTCCTACAGATCGCGCGCCGTCGATAATCTCGGCCCCGTGCGAGTGGCCCTTAACGACCTTGGCACCGATAGTGGCAAACCCGCGAGTAGACCCCCGCGCACCGTTTGGCCCTTTGTGCCCATGATATGCATGCTCTACCCCATGACGAATGAATGACTCGCCGGGCTTGAGCCACTTCAATACGACTGGCTTGCTCATGAGCTTATCCATCCACAATTTGAACGGGTCGCAATACCCTTTCTCGTAGATAGCGCGCAGCATTGCCGCCTTAGTTTCGTGGAATACAAGCGCGTTCTCCATGTCGTGCGCATGCTCGGCCCGCTCAAGCCATTGCGTGAAGTGGTCGTGATGGTTGCTGTTGACCATAACCACGGTATCGGCCAGCTCGGCTATCTGATCCATGTACGCGGCCGTATCTTGCAGCTCGCGGAGGACGCTGGAAGTTTTATCGACGTGGCGTCGGAACTTCTCGAAGTAGCGGTTATGGTGGCCGGCAGATCCGAAGTCGAGAACATCATGGGAGACGATGTTGCGCGGCCTGACCTTCGCAGCCAGTGCGCGCGTAGCCTTCAATACGTACGGATCATGCCGCTGTGCGTGGCTATCGCCCATGGTGAGCGTATCGACCGGCCCGGCCTCCTTGATGCCTTGCGCGGTATATTCCCGATCTAGGTCGATAAAGCTTCCTGACTTCATCGGGCAAATGTGTCGAATGTGCGTGCGTCCTTCGTCAATCTCGACAACCACGGCGCCTAGCGTGTGGTGAAATTGGCCTTTCGCGCCCGCGTTAGTGTCGCTGTATTGCTCGACTGTGCAAGCCCCAGTCGTCAATACAAGCTTTGCCGGCTTTCCTGGGTGCGTGGCAACCGACTTTAGCGCGATCTTTGTGTGGCCCAGAATTGCCGAGTCTGTGCCTGACACGGTAAGCCAACCTTGCAGTGGATTAATGGCAGTCGGCTGAATTTTAATATCTGCCAACACAACTAGGCCGCGCGCGATCTTCGTCCTCTGATGAACGATATATTCGGCTAGCCGGGCGTCCCAGTAGTCGTCCGGTGTTTCGTCTTGCCGTGTCGGGTTTTTATACCGCATTGGAATTACGATCAATTGAGCATCGTTATCCGCACAGTACAGCTTTAGGGTCTTCAGGAATCCGGCGTGTGCTTTCGTGGCGTTAACGGCTGCCGTTATGACGTATGTCTGCGCCTGAATCTCGGCTTTGGCCGGCTCAGTCATGCGCGTATTGATTCCGTTGCGCTTTAGTCGGCGTCTTAGGCTGCGCTCTTCCAAACCAAAAAGCCGCGCAGTGGCGGCTATGGAGTTAGAGCGCAGCGCTTCGGCCAGTTCGTCGTTCGTGGCTTTCTGCACTGCCATTAGTTAGGCGTCCCTGTGGATTTTGTAGGCGATGATGTCGTTTTCTGGGTCAGACTCGTCATGAATCCATCCCTCCCATCCCTCCGGGTATGTATCCCGGCCGGTTTCGTCGCACCGCCACTTCACGCTTACATCTGCCCCATCCTTTACGGGACATTCACCGCCCGCCCACTCGATCCATTCGCCCATCGGATCCACATTCACCCCATCCCGAAGCGGCAACGGAGTGCCGAAATCGTCGTGTGGGTCTGTGTAATCGGCAGTATGATGCTGATTGAACGCCGCATCTTTAATAGCCTCGGGCGTCCAGCCTGCGCGAATAGTATCAGCAGCCAATAACGCCTCGGCCTTCAAGGCTGCATAACTAACGCAATCCTCCGCACTGTCGGCGTGGTACTTATCCGGATTCTGCCACTGGCGCACGTCTTTCAGCACTTGAAGCAATAGCCACCCCTCAGGCTCGGTCAGGTCGCGCCCAGTGATAGCGTTAAACGCGCGCACGGTCTTACCCATGCTGCGTTCGCCGCCCGGCTGGTCATACTGCTTGCCGCGCTCTTCTAGCAAGTCTGCGCCGTTGCGCAGAAAGTCTGTGGCTTTCATTCCTCACCCTCCAAATAAACCGCATCGATGTCGATACGGGCTTCAATTTCTGCCACATGCATTAGCCGGTCATATTCGCGACGGCCTAGTGTGCCAGATCGCAACCGGCTTTCTTCGATCTTGGCGCGTAACGCGATAGTAGAGTAACCCCAGCCTTTTGCAAGCATCGCGTTGATTATTTTTGTAGGCATCACACCACCTCCTCATAAATAGCAGCAATGGCGCGAAGGTCGCCAACTGTAAAAGACGCGTCGTTGTCGTCGCCTGGCCACGTACCGATGTTGGGCGTCCAATGATCTAGCGATGAGTGGTGCCATGTGCCGGCCTCGACTGCGAACGGTTCAAGCGCAACAGCCAGCCGCTCAACCAGAGCCACGCAATCCATTCGGTACTCCAGCAAGGCGCCTGCTAGCTCGTCGCGGGCGTCGGTAGTGTCGTCGGCATTCATGTACGTCAATACAGCGTCATGGTAGCGGGCGCGGGATTCTTTTACTGTCATGTTCTCGAATTCCTTGGAAAAACTAAGTATAGCCAGATAATCGCGGCAATTGGTATCATTTTTGGGCCTGCATGGCGGTGTCAATGGCTTGGCCGCTGCCATCAGCCGGTTGTGCTGGGCTACGGTCATGAGTGCGCAGGAGTGTTGCCCAGTGGGATCACCCATCAGTGCGATGCGCCCGTAATTGCCAATGTGATCGGGGTTGGCGTATCCGGCCACCTCAACCGCCTCACCCTGCACAGGCTCAGTCCTCGCCCGCTGAATCATATCCGTCAACGCATGCGCGTATTGCACACTAGGCCCGCCGTCGTTCCAAAGGTCTAGCGCGGCCTGCAATCCTGCAATGTGTTCTCTACCCACGATCATAACTAAACCCTCCAATAGTAATGCTGCGGTTCTTCTTTTTCTTCAGTGGGTTTATCCCATGACGCTAATGGCTCTGTATCTGCGTCGTGCTGCCACTGCTCGCGGCACTTTCCGCAATAACCGCAATCGCACTCGTCATTCATCCCTCAACCCTCACAACAGGCCCAGACCAATTCAGAACCTTTCCCGATTCGTTATACGCGTAACAATAGGCGCCGTCCATGCCTTTAAACGTCCATACCGTATCGCATCCCTCAACGGTGAAGCGGTCGCCTCGGGTTAGATCCCAGACCATCACGGTCGTGCGCTTTAGGCCGAAGACGGGCATAAGGGCGTCTGCTGCATGGATGCTCATGCCCTTAACACCTTCAAAAACTCGCCAGTAACGTCCCTGTCGTTGCGCGAGAACGTAAACGCGCCAACAGAGCCACGGTTGTATTCGATTGTCACGATTTCGCCTCCAGCGCGGTTGTGGACGGTTTCGTGTCCTGTTTCGAGTGCGCGGTGCATCGCGGCTTCGATGTTCCATTGGGTTGATGGGTGGCGTAGGGCGGTGGCATTAATCATTTGATTTCTCCTGTCTTGTCGGCCTTCTGAGTCAGAACCTCGGCCCATGTATACCCTTGAAAGTCTTCAATGTAAACGCCGGGGCCAAACTGATCCTCCGTGCCGCATGCGGGGCAAGGCATAGAAAATCGCAAATGGACATGCTGAATCCACGGCATAACGTACGCACACCGAATGCATGTTACAAATCGGTCGGCGGCCATTACGCCTCCCCTTTTGCTTTGGCGATTGCGGCGCGGGCCTTGTTCGTCCAGGCTTGCAACGATTCATTCGGCGTTACATGCGCGTCTTTCACCCATGCGTCATAGTCACCTATCGCGTCTTCCAGCGCCTCAACCAAATCAGGCGCTGCGGAGATTAGGCGGGCGTTGGCTTTCCATTCCTGTACATCTTTTCGGATGTCTGCCAGCTCATATCCATGCACGGCTGTTACTGCCGTGGCTACCATTGATCCTTCTGCTATCCAAGGGCCTTTCGTATATCCAGTCATCACACACCCTCCAATTCAGTAGTACCCATCTTACCTATCACACTTTTGCAGTCAAGGCTTTTTGTCAATGAAACCGATGATTTTCAAACAAGCGTTTAATTCAAACAAGCGTTTGATTGGTTTTGCCCTATAGATAAGTATTAAGAAATCTTAACCCTTAGTTCCTAAGGGGAAAACGCCAAATTCAGAAACGAGAAAACCCAGCGCTTGGCTGGGTAGGATTCACTGTGTTTCGTATGTTTTTCACTGCAAGCCCAGTGTTTCCGGCTATCGTAGTAGATTACAGCTTAAATCGTGTGTCTCGACTGGATTCTTCCAGAAAAAACCGCTGTATTGTTGTAACCTACTACGATGCCCTGTTTCCGGGGCTTTGCAGCGAGTGGCGTACTGCTACAACTGCCACTATTGCCCTTTGTATCTGCGCTCAGTGTATCACACCTCAAACCACTTAACGCTAGCCCTCCCGTTCACTGGGTGGCGCACTTCACGACTCACGATAAGGCCCGCCGATTCCATCTTCTCAATGGCTTTGAGTATTTCAGCCTTTGGGCGACTGGTACGGTTTCGGATTACTGCAACCGTTTCGCCGTGATCCTTGTCGATAAGGTTCATGATCTTAGCCGCTAGCGCGTCCGCTGGATTGCTCTTCTCGTGCATGTTGGCATATGCGAGACGGGTTTTCTCTTCAATGTCCCTGCGCATCATGGCAAACGACCATCTAACGTGTTCTCCGGTGCGTATGCCGCTTGGCGCGGACAATATAAGGCTGATCTTCGCCATCAGCTCATATCCGCGCCTAACTACCGCTTCAAGTCCTGTGCGCTCTTTGTGCATCTCGGAGTGGTCTTCAATCCAGTCAAGCGCCTTGTCGAGCATGGAAGCTGCTTCCTTGTCAGTGCGTACTTCTATCTTGTCGCCGTAATACTCCACGCGCGTATTCTGCGGATCGTATGACCCGCCGCTGTATAGCCCGGACAGCGCGTAGCGCAACTGGTCAGGCATTGGCCGCTTCTTAAATCCACGTTGCGCCCTTGGGTTTGTCTCTTTGTCGTTGATCAGTAGCGAGCGGCCAATAAAACCGTTTGTCGCCTGCTCGTGCGTGACCAGGCCGTCAAACGTGATGGGCGTAGTAAACCCGATCATGGAAAGGAATGGCCGCTCCAAGCCGTTGTCGATGTGTTCTAGCGCTCGTTCAAGCTGGGGAACACGTCTAGCCATGCCGCCGCTTTTGTCTTCTTGCTCGTTGATAGCCTTACGGCACTGAGACAGCTCCATCATAAGTGCGCGGCGCACTTCGTCCTTTGTGTCGCCCGTCAAAAGCATGAAGCCGTCTGCCTTTGAGTATGCCGACATAAGGATACCGATCACGCCGTCGAGGTATGCGGCCCCGCCTTTTTTCTGCGCGTTGCTGATCTTTTGCAGGAAGATACCGATTTCATCAATGATGTATAGCGCGGCTTGGTTTCGGATAAGGTTGCGGATAACCTCTTGCTCTGACTTGATTGCGCCGTGCGTGGCGATGTGGACGCCAGCGGCGCGGTGAACCTCTGCCATTGCTTGTTGCACTGCCTCCTTGCCGGTGCCTGAGCCTGCCACGCAGAACGCGAATAGGTTTGCTGACACGCCGTCTAGATCGTCGGTGTAGCGAAGGCCGCACACGTTACCCATGCCTACCAATGCGGCGGCTACGGATAGATGCTCACGCGGATATCGACATTGGGCATTAATCCATTGGCACACTTCGCCAACCAAGCCTGGCGGTCGCAGCAGGTCTACGCCATCAATCGAAAAAGGGAGGCCGTCCGGCGCCTCGTCTTCAAAGACGGCGGTAGGCGTGAACTCAACCGACTGCGCCCACCCGTTTTGCTCCGCATAGTGCGCAAGAGTTCCAAGGGTTACGGGGTTGCTTGACTTACCAAAAGAGAACCATCGCTTCTCTAGCGTGCTGCGCCCTGGGTATTTTGCGCTCTGGTTTGACCATGCGTCCCAAATAGGAAAGCCGGTGCCGCCTGTCGCGTGGTGCAAGGCCATGCCGCACCGATACCACGTTTCATGATCGCAGTCCGGGGAGACGTGACTAAGCATTTCTGCCAGCTCCGCGTCGGTAACGTCTAGCGGGCTGCCGTGAAAGTCCGCGCGATGGGTGTCGGGCTTCTTTAGTAGTGCCAAAAGCGCGGCAGGGGCTTCGGTTATGTCGTCCGGGTGTCCGTGAATTGGTTCGTATGAGTTACCACTGGCGTGCATTGAGCCAGGGCCTACGACGAACCCACTGCTTTTGAAATCAATGCCGCAATAGTCATTATGATGCTGTACAAGCGCCATTTCGGCAGGGGCTTTAAAGTACAGGTGCATTGACCCGCCGCCACTGCCAGTTGCAACGGCCAAGCCGGAAACGCCCAGCAGGTCTAGCCCGGTATCGGCGCACAGTTTATCAAAAGCAGGCACGCCGTTATTGCGCGCGTCAACGTCCACAACCAATAGCCCGCGCACCATTACGCCGTAGCCGGTAGCAAATTGCCCGGCAAGATGCCCGACCTCCCATTGTTCGTCAGACCATTCTGGCGTGTGCTGCCACGATGACGCGACCGGGTGTTTCCCTGCTGCCTTACATTCTGGGTTCCCGCAAGCGCATACGCCTTTAGAGAAACCATATAGGCCGAAAACCCTCATACCTGCATCAAAAAAATCCTGCTCGTTCACTTTTTAACCCTCGTTCCGAATTTGTGTTGACAGTGTGTAACCGCGCGGCCATCATTGCAACCGCTGGAGAGAAATAAACCCAATGAGGAAAGACAGAATGAGCGTTTTAGACAGTATCGCAAAACCTAAAGACCGAGCCGTTATTGTCACCATTGCAGGGGACGCGGGAATGGGCAAGACAACTCTTGCTGCCACGTTCCCGAACCCTATCGTAATCCGTGCCGAGGACGGCTTGCAGGCTATCCCAGCCGACAAGCGCCCGGACGCCTTCCCCTTGATTACGGATGAACCGCAACTGTGGGAACAGCTCGCCGCACTGGTTAAGGAAGAACACAACTACAAAACCGTGATTATTGACAGTGTGACGGCGTTAGAGCGCCTTTTCGTAAACCACGTTATTGAGAGCGACAGTAAGAAGCCTCGAAGCATCAACCAAGCATTGGGAGGTTACGGGGCAGGCCTTTCCGCTGTTGCTGCAATGCACCAGCGAGTTCGCAAGGCGTGCGGCATCCTCAACGAGCGCCGTGGAATGCACGTTGTATTTGTTGCTCACGCCGATACAGAAACCATTGAACTGCCAGACCAAGACGCCTATACTCGCTACTCGCTGCGACTAGGCAAGAAGTCAGTCGCGCCTTATGTAGACGATAGCGACGTTGTGGGGTTCCTCAAGCTTGAAACGTTTACACGCGGCGAAGAGGGCGCGCGGAAAAAAGCATTTAGCGACGGCACGCGCATTCTGATTACCTACGCAACCGCTGCCAACGTTAGCAAAAACCGATACGGCATCACAGACGATCTGTTGGTTGCCCCAAATGAAAACCCATTGATTTCCTTTATCCCAAGCCTGGAGGCTAAATAATGTCTTTCTTCACTACTAGCGACAATAAGCAGATTGAAAAATCCGGCAACATGGAAATGGGCGGCGGCGACATTGAGCCAATCCCCGGCAAGACTCAAGTACTGGCCGCTCCCGATGAAGCCAAGTGGGACGATTACGAAGGCGACGAGTATATTTCTTTGCGCTGGAATATCCTTCAGCCCAAGGAATACGCAAACCGTAAGATTTTCCACAAGTTGAAAGTCTGCGACACGGACGGCAAGAAGTCCGACAAGGCCAAGCGCATGCTTGCTGCAATTGATACCAACGCGGGCGGCAAGCTGCTGTCTTCTGGCGAGCGCCCTACCGACGAAAGCCTGACCCGCTGCCTGGTTAACAAGCCAATGGTATTGATGCTGCAAGTTTGGGAAATTGACAAAGAGCGCGACGGCACGCCGATTCCTGCGGCAGACCGTAAGCGCGGCAATTGGATCTCTGCTGTTAGCCCGCGCAAGACTGGTTCGGTTAAGGAAGAGCCTGTAAAAGCGCCTGAGCCAGTCATTGAAGACGACGATATCCCATTCTAAGGCAACTCCGGGGCGTGCAATGCGCCCCTTCTTTTTCTAGAGGTGGTCTATGGAACAGCGGTCTAAAGAATGGTTTGCCGCGCGTAAAAAGCGCGTAACGGGTTCGGTTGCCGGGGCAATCCTTGGTGATGCACCGTATATGACGCGCGCCGATGTAATGCGTAGCATGGTTCGGGCCGCACATGACGCGGAATCAGAATTTACCGGCAACGTCGCGACGGAATACGGCACGTTTCACGAAGACGGCGCCATTTATGAATATGAGATAGAAACCGGCAACACTGTACAGTCCTGCGGCTTCTTTGCTTTTGAGGACTGGCTAGGCGCAAGCCCTGACGGCCTGCTAGGCGATGACGGCGTGATCGAGGTCAAGTGCCCGTATGGCAAGCGCAATGCTAGCGACTTTTGCGAGATTGCGCCGCACTACTACGCACAAGTCCAGATCGAAATGCACTGCACAGGCCGTAGTTACTGCCATTTTTACCAGTGGTCGAGCGTTGGCACGCGGTTAGATACGATTGATTACAATCCCGAATGGATTGCCGAAAACCTGCCAGTCTTGCGCGCGTTTTATGACGAGTTCCTGAAAGAGCTTGATAATCCCGCGCACCTTGAGCCGTTGCGGCGTGAGGTTTACGGGCCGAAGGCATCCGCCTTGCTTGCTGAATATGACGACCTCACGGACGCTATTGAGCGCGCGACAGAACGCAAAAAGGAAGTGCTGGCGGACATTATCAAGGCGGCGGGCGAGCGTAACGCAATAGTGAACGGTCGCAACCTAACACTAGTTGAGCGGGAAGGCTCCGTGTCGTACGCTAAGGCCATCAAGGCGCTAGCCCCTGACGCTGACCTTGAGCAATGGCGCGGCAAGCCAACAAGCTACTGGAGGCTTGGCTAATGATCCCCCGATGGTATCAAAAGGAGTCACATGATGCCGTGATCGACTGGGTACGCGCTTCGACTGAGCCTTGCTTAGTCGAGGCCGCTACTGGCGCCGGCAAAAGCATTATCATTGCCATGCTTGCCGAAAGCCTGCACAAAATGAGCGGCGGTAAGCATGTTATGTGCCTTGCGCCTAACAGCGATCTAGTTAAGCAAAACCGAGAGAAGTATCTAGCGACCGGCAACCCTGCGTCTATCTATAGCGCAAGCGCTGGCGGGCAGTGCCTGCGGCACCCGGTTGTATTTGGTACGCCTGGCACGGTTAAGAAAGCAGCGCAACGTATAGGCCCGCGCTTTTGCGCGGTAATCATTGACGAGGCGCACGGCATAACGCCAACCATCCAATTCATCATTGACGAAATGCGCAAGGGCAACGACAAGTTGCGCGTTATCGGCTTGTCTGCTACGCCTTACAGGCTGGGCAGCGGCTACATATACCGGATTGACGAGAAGGGCAAGCCAAACAGCGAAGAGCGCGCGCGCAATCCGTACTTTACCGCCCGCGTCTACTGCATACAGGCTCGTCAGCTAATCGAAGAGGGGTTTCTAACTCAACCACACGTCGGCGCTATTGGTGCGGAAAACTACGACACTAGCGGCATGGTGTTAAACAGTCGCGGCCAATTTGAGGCTGACGATGTAGATCGGGCCTTTGTAGGCCACGGCAGGAAAACGGCGGCAATCGTCGCGGACGTGGTGGCGCAAGCGCGGAACCGTAACGGCGTAATGCTATTCGCTGCCACCGTCCAGCACGCACAGGAAATCATGGCCAGCCTACCGCCAGGGTTAAGCAGGATGATCGGCGGCGATATAAACACCGACAAAAAGGAGCGCGCCATATTCGTGTCCGACTTCAAGGCGCGTCGGTTTAAGTACCTTGTTTCGGTTGCCACCATGACAACCGGCGTGGACTTTACACACGTTGACCTTATCGCCATTTTGCGCAAAACAGAATCAGTAGCATTGCTGCAACAGATTATCGGGCGTGGTTTGCGAATTGACCCAGGCAAAGAGGATCTATTGATCCTCGACTACGCGGAGAACGTCGAGACTCATTGCCCGGACGGCGACCTATTCGCGCCTGAAATCAAAGCAGCATATACGGCTAGCGAATCATCACCGCTGCGATGCACTTGCCCTGACTGCGGCGTAGAAAACGAGTTTAGCGCGCGCAAGAATGACGAAGGTTTCGAGGTTGACGAAAGCGGCTATTTTGTAGACCTTTCCGGCGCACAGATTGAAACCGAGCATGGCCCAATGCCTGCCCACTTTGGCAGAAGATGCCAAGGGCTTTACAAGGTGCGCGGCGGCGGTTATGAGCAATGCGGATACCGATGGACGTGCAAAAAATGCCCGCATTGCGATGCGGACAACGATATTGCAGCGCGTTATTGCAAGAGCTGCAAGGGTGAAATTATTGACCCTGGCGACAAGCTTGTGATAGAATTTAAACAGATGAAGCGCGACCCTACAAGATTGCAAACCGATGAGGTTGTTGAGTGCAATTATAGGCCTGTATATACGTTAAAAGGTAATGAGTGTATAAGAATTGATTTTGTAACACCCTATAGAAGATTTAGCATATGGG